TTTATTTTGACATCCAGCATTGAATGCGTGGATGATTCCCATAAGTCCGATCAGGCGGTTGTAGCCGTGCAACCGGGCTTGACGTTCCTGTTTCCGGTTCTCCAGTTTGGACTGATCTCGAATATCACCTGTGGAAGTATAGTAATGTCCAAGTTCTTCCGCAAGGACATTGGCTTTCCGTCGTGATGTCTTAATATCATGCCGGATAGCAATTTTGTTTCCTTTTATTCTTCCATCTCCGCTTTGCAGTGGCTTTTCCTTTACTACTAATCCAATATTGCGAGCTTCGTCTAAAAGTATTTCATAAGAATTCACTTACAACACCTCCATTATAATTGTACTAAGCAATTTGTCCTATAAAAGTGGACTATGGAGATTAGAAATTTTCGTCATCCATGATGTCATCATCATGTTGTCTCATTTCGTCAGTTACTTCTATATCTGTACGTTCGTGAGCTGCCTGGACGGTAAGGTCTTCTTCCATTTGTTGGTTCATAAGCAAATTTTTTGAATAGGTAAGAACTCTTTTCTGATTCGGAGAAGAGAGTTTTCTGTATATGTCGAGAAGTTCTTTATGTTCTCCGTGAAATTTAGATACATTATTTTTGAATTTATCATAGATTTCTTTTGGAGCTTCTTTTCCAGAAAAGTGAGAATCAACTTGCTCCCAGCCCATTAAGTCAGCTGGAGTTGTATATAACGCTTTTGCAAGTGGTTCCAAGATTGTGGTCGGCATATTCTCAATATCACCATTTTCATAACGATAAATAGTTGCACGCGATTTATTTATTCTTTCTGCTAAATCATCCACTGTAAGTCCTAATTCCATGCGTCTCTGTTTTATTCTGTCTCCGGTATTCATATAAGCTACCTCCTTGGTTCATATATTATCATATCATTCGCAAATTTGCAACTAACAAGAAAAGATAATGCGAAAAAAATCTCAAAAATGAGAAAGTGATATTGACAAGTATTGCTCCGTTTGCTAAACTAACATTAGTCGCAGATATGAGAATGAAAGGGTGTGAAAGAAAAATGGTCAATGTAAATAAATTAAAAGGTAAGATTGTTGAATGCGGCTTAAATGTATCGATTTTAGCTGATAGAATTGGGATTGATAAAGCAACATTATATAGGAAAATAAACGAAAATGGGGCTCCAATAACAATTCGTGAAGCTGATAAGATATCAGAAGAGCTTAATCTTTCAAAAGAAGAAGTGAATGATATTTTTTTAGTCAATATGTCGCATAAATGAGACAAAAAGGAGAGAAAATGAACGAATTACAGATTACAGAGTACAAAAGCATTAGAGTGCTCACAACACAGCAGATCGCTGAAGCGTATGGCTCTGACACAAGAGTTATTTCAAACAACTTCAATAGAAATAAGGAAAGATATATTGAAGGAAAACATTACATCTGCTTGGAAGATGGTGAAAAGAGAGAGTTTGTTGACCATCATCAAATTGATGACGGTTCAAAGAAAGCATCGAAGCTTTATCTTTGGACGGAAAAAGGAGCTTTCCTTCATGCGAAGTCACTTAACACTGACACGGCATGGGAAGTCTACGACAGACTGGTTGACAACTATTTTGAGAAACCAAAAGCAGTTCCAATGACAACCGACCAGAAGATTCAGTTACTTGCACAGGGTAATGTGGAACTAACAGAGAAAGTAAATTCCATTGACAAGGATTTACAGGAGTTCAAACAAGACATGCCGTTACTTGCCTTGGAGTGTCAGAGAATCACATGGGCAAAGAATAACAAGATTGTTCCACTGATGGGCGGAAAGAGTAGTCCAGCGTATCGGAACAGGAGCTTGCGAACCAAAGTTTACAAAGACCTTGATAAACAGCTCAAAAGAGAATTCGGCGTTGACACATACAAGGCAATCAAGAGAAATCAGTGCAACCTGGCAGTAAAGATTATTGAAGCGTACAAGCTCCCAATGTTTTTGAAAGAAGAGATTGACGCTGAAAATGCGCAGATGAGTTTTGAAGTGTAGGAGGGAATCAAGATGAAAACTATTATAAATCGAGAATACGCAGGAGAAAAAGAAGCTTTTGCTCCGCTTATTGGATTCAAGGTAGTAAGTGTGGAAGATGGACCCACTAATGGTGATTTTGGAGACATAACTGTTCTTACATTGGTAAATGAACATCATGTAGCTATTGATGTAACTATTTCGGATGAAGCTATTTGGATCAGTGAGCCACACGCAGTTAAGGATGATTTAAGTGCTATCAGTGATGAGGACGCAAAAGTGTAAGAAATGTGGTTGGGTTCCAGCGATTGAGTAGGTGGCGTGAGGGGTACTGATGAAGAGAGGTGAAAGCAATGAAGAAAAAGATTATCAATAAGAGAGTCAATGGAGATTCTGAAGAGCTGCACGCATTGAAAGGCTTTAAGGTCTTAGCTGTTGGCAACGGAACAATCGGAGAAGAGTGTGCGTTGAGAATCATGCTGATGAATGAGAACAACGTTGCTGTTGATTTAAGTATCACAGATGACGGAGCGTACCTCAGCGATTTCTACGCACTGACAGAGGACATGATTCCACGCGCTTATGATGACTAGAGAGGTGAGAAGAGATGCCAAAATTAAAAATATCTGACAGGGAAAGGCAGAACAGAACACTTATTGCAATTATTCAGTCAGGAAAGGAAATGGAAGACATCAGCGTACAGAAACTTGCAAAGCTGACTGGAATATCACAAAGTACGCTCTACCAAAGACTTGGCACACCGGAAGACATGAGGATTGGTGAGTTAAGAGAGATCCTCCGGGTTCTTAAGATTACGGAGTCAGAAAAAGAGCGAATAGGCAGAGAAGTGATATGAGAAGTTGCAAAGAATGTGTATATAAGAATCACTGCATGGAGATGAGCAGATTCATTCCATGTACATCTTATAAGAAAGGGGTGAGAAAGAGTGAATCAGTTAGATGTAATCAACATTCAGAGAAAAGCGATTCAGACAGTTCAGATAATTGACATTCAGGGACAGCCGAAGAGGAGCAAGTGCAATGACAGAGAAGAAACAATGTCAGCGATTATGACAGTAGTCGCAATGGGAGCTGTGATGTTTCTTGGAATTGCAACTTATGTTATCTTCGGATACTAAAAAAGAGTGCCCAGAAAAGGCGGCAACCTTCGGACACTCGGAAATTAGTCAATTACATTATAAGAAAAGAAAGGAAATTAGTCAAATGATTGAAGCAACAAGAATAAAAACAAACGATAAGGATGGTTGTCAGGTAGAAGCAAGTGGAAGTATTGGTGATCTTATGATGGAGTATAAAGCAATAACGGAAGCTCTCTTCAAAACGGTCAGTAGAGAGGCTGGATTAGGACTCGCAGAGGAACTCTTTATGAAAGCAATAAGAATGACAATTGAGGGAGAGAAGAATGAACGATCCGTTTGAAGTATTTGATTTTAAGGACGAAAAGGACTGGTTAAGTGGAAGAATGAACGGCATCGGTGGAAGCGATGCGAGCGCAGTGGTCGGGATGAATCCTTACAAGAGCAACATCAATCTGTTTGAAGAGAAGACTGGGAGAAGAATTCCGGAAGATATTTCTGGAAAAGCCTGTGTGATCTATGGAAAATACGCAGAAGGACCAATCAGGGAATTGTTTAAGCTGGATTATCCGGAATATGTGGTAGAGCATCATGAGTTCAGGATCCTGCGAAGCATCCAATATCCATTTATGCAGGCGTCACTGGATGGGGAGCTGACTGATCAGGACGGCAGACGAGGAATTCTTGAGATCAAGACAACCAATATTCTGCAGAGTATGCAGAAAGAGAAGTGGAGAGATCGTGTTCCGGATAATTATTACATACAGGTTTTACATTATCTACTTGTCACAGGTTATGAATTTATTGAACTGTGTGCACATCTAAGAACTGATTGGGGCGGAGAGAAACAGACAACAGTAAAACATTACCATATAGAGCGGGCAGAAGTTCAGAATGATCTGGATATGCTGCTTAGAGAAGAAACGAAGTTTTGGAATTATGTAGAGAGTGGCAGGAAGCCACCGCTCATACTTCCAGAGATATAAATACAAGGAGGAACAAAATGGAATTAAGGATTATTAACCCGGAAGAAAATGGATTTCTAAAAGAGATCCAGTGGAATCAGGAAGAGGTAAAGGCGTGGGTTGCTGCAAGAGTGCAAGACTATAAGACAATTGCATATACTGCAGATCAGGCGAAAGACATGAAGAGAGATCGTGCAGATCTTAATAAGTTAAAAGCTGCATTCGAAGACGAGAGAAAGCGTCTGAAGAAAGTGTGTATGGAACCGTACAACCGATTTGAACAGCAGGTGAAAGAAATCACAGCACTGATTGATGAACCAATTCAGTTAATTGATTCTCAGCTGTCTGAAATCGAAGAGAGACGCAAGCAGCTGAAACAGAAAGAGATAGAAGAACTTTTTGAAACGATCGGATTTCAGGACTTCATTACGCTGGAAAGAATCATGGATCCGAAGTGGCTGAATGCAACGGCATCTCTTAACAAGATTGAAGAGCAGATGAAGAACTTGCTGTTTAGAGTCGGTACAGAAGTTTCTACGATCAATAGTCTTCCGGAGTTTAGCTTTGAAGCACTGGAGAATTACAAGAAGACGCTTGACTTAAATATGGCCATTGCAGAAGGACAGAGACTTGCAGACATTCAGAAGCGGAAACAGCAGTATGAAGAAGAACAGAAACGTATTGCTGAAGAAAGAGCAAGACAGGAGATAGAAAAACTTACAGCTAAGCAGCAGGAAGGTGATGAGACAGTCAAAGAAGCTACACCGGTTAATGAGACTGTTATTGTAAGAGAAGAGCCAGTTGCTGCAGACCTGATCCAGTTAGACTTCCGTGTATTCGGAACAAGAGAGCAGATCATGGCATTACGTAACTATATGATTGAGAATCAGATTAAGTTTGGAAAGGTGGAATAAAAGATGGCAGTACAGAACAGTTTAGCAAACAGACAGACGAAAACAGGAATGGCTGCATACCTGACGCAGGATGCAGTAAAGAAACAGATCAACAGTGTGGTTGGTGGAAAGAATGGGACAAGATTCATTTCCAGTATCGTATCAGCAGTTCAGACAACACCGGCTCTGCAGGAGTGTACAAATCCAAGCATCCTGTCAGCAGCATTACTCGGAGAAGCATTGAACCTTTCCCCGTCTCCACAGCTTGGCCAGTTCTATATGGTTCCGTTCGATAACAAGAAGAAAGGCTGCAAGGAAGCGCAGTTTCAGCTTGGCTACAAGGGATATATTCAGTTGGCAGAACGTTCCGGATACTACAAGAAATTAAATGTTCTTGCAATCAAGGAAGGGGAACTGATTCAGTATGATCCTCTGAATGAAGAAATCGAGGTGGAACTGATCGATGATGATGTGGTTCGCGAAGAGACTCCGGCAATGGGATATTATGCTATGTTTGAGTATGAGAATGGGTTCCGCAAGACCATGTACTGGTCCAAGAAGAAAATGCTTGCACATGCGGAGAAGTATTCCCAGGCATTTAAGAGAAATGGTGGAGCAAAGTCCTTGGAGCTTCTGGAACAGGGAAAGATTCCGGAAAAGGAACTTTGGAAATATTCTTCCTTCTGGTTTAAAGATTTTGATGGAATGGCATTGAAGACGATGCTCCGTCAGCTGATCAGCAAATGGGGAATCATGAGTATTGATCTTCAGACAGCACTTGATAAGGACATGGCAGTCATCCATGAAGATGGAACAACAGATTATGTTGATACTCAGCCAGAGCAGGACAATGTTGTTGCTGATCAGGAGCTGCAGGAGGTGAAAGAGCAGAAAGAAAAAGAAGAACCAGCAGAAAGCAGAAGTATCGAAGATGAATTTTTTCAGCAGTAAGAAGGGAGAAGAAACATGCAGCACATTAATTTAGAGAAATTTGCAAATGGTGCTTTTACAGCACAGGTAAACAGAGCGATTGAAGAGGTTACGAAGAATATTCAGGACCCGAACACGGATGCAATAGCAGCAAGAAAGATTACCATAACAATTGGGTTCAAACCAAATCAGGAACGTAATTTTGTGGCTACAGGAGTGCAGACAAAGACAACGCTTGCACCTGCGCTTGGAGCTGTGACAGCTATTTCCATGGGAAAGGATATTGCAACCGGTGAAGTAGAAGCGGTTGAGATTGGAAGTCAGATTCCAGGGCAGATGTCAATGAATATTGAAGATAACGGATCACAGGAAGGACCTGTTCAGATCATTGATGGCAAGGCAGTGGATACATCCACAGGAGAGATTCTGGAAACACAGAATACAGGGAACAAAGTAATAGATTTAAGAAAAGCAAGAGAGGCATAAGGAGGATATGAAGATGGTTGAAGGATTAAGAGATGCGTTTGAGTATGTAACAGGACTGAAGGAAAAGGCTATGGAGCCGATCGTGACAGAGATTGAAGGAAAAACTTACTGCAATCAGAGCTTGGTAAGATATGGCAAGGAAGAGCTTGCAGATTCCATCAGAGTCAACACCCTTTCTGCAATGATTGATTATATCAAAGGAATGCCGGAAGAGCTGAGAGAAAAGATGATATTACATATTGTGAGCCCGAAAGAGGTGAAATTGTATTCTGGTCTTCTGAAAGAAAAACGCCGTGAATATTTGTTTGAGTGTGGGGCGATTGTAAATGAGTTCCACTTTGACAAGTATTATGATCAGGAGCGTTTCCTGATTGAGCTTCAGGCAAATTTTGCTATGAATGAAGACCTTGAAACACTGATGCGGGTATCAGGAAACATTCAGGCAGGAACTACAGCATCCTATTCAGACGATGGAGTATCACAGAAGACCACAGTTAAATCCGGAGTACAGAGAATGGATGTGGTTGTCCCGAATCCAGTGAAGCTGATTCCTTACCGTACATTCCAGGAGGTTGAGCAGCCATCCAGCCTGTATGTGTTCCGCATCAAAGATGATGGTGGAGAACCAATGTTCAAGCTTGTGGAAGCTGACAATGGATTATGGAAGAATGCAGCAATGAAGAAAGTGAAAGAATATTTTGAATTTGAGCTTGCAGAGACTCCAATCATGAAAGATGGTAACTTAACAATCATTGCATAGAAAAGTTATCTCCTTATAAATTGAACATATGTCACACACGCAACTTATAAACAATGTTTCTCCTGTACTGGATACGCTGGTCCGGTACAGGAAGAAAGGGGAAAGAATGAAATCAGTAATATTTCATGTCCCTGGCAAACCGCAGGGAAAGGCAAGAGCCAGGACTGTTTACAATAAAAACTTAAGTCACTCAGTTAGCTATACACCTGAGAATGATCTGCTGTATGAGAATCTGATCAAAGCAATGTATATCACTGCTGCCAAAGGAACAAAATTTGACAAAGACATACCGGTAGCTCTTCGAATCGTAGCAAGGTTTGAACCGCCGAAGAGTACCTCTAAGAAAAAAGTGCAGCAGATGTTGGCAGGCGAACTTCATGTCATGAAGAAACCGGATATCGATAATATAGTAAAGGTTGTAGCGGATGCGCTGAATGGCGTGGCCTACAAAGATGATACGCAGATTGTGTTTGTCGCTGCGAAGAAAGCATATTCAGCCGAGGAAGGACTGGATGTGATTGTGGAGGAATATAAAGCAACAGAATAAATAGGAAGGCGGTGGCAGCGTTGCCAAGACCAAGAAAGAATGGGTTAGACTACTTTCCACTTGATGTTGATTTCCTTGACGATCCTAAAATAAAGATACTAAAAGCCAGATATGGACGAGATGGTATCATATTTTATATCTACCTGTTATGCGAGATATATAAGCAAGGATATTACTTGCAGGTAGATGAAGATTTTGAATATATTATATCTGATGATCTAAAAATTGATCAGAACAAGGCGAAGCAGGTCTTGAACTTCTTGCTGTCACGGTCACTGTTTGATAACACACTTTTTCAGTCGGACAAGGTCTTGACCTCTGCCGGAATACAGAAAAGATTTCAACTTGCAGTTAAAGAACGCGCAAGGAAAAATCCGATAGAAGTTGGAAGGTACTGGCTTTTAAAAAAAGAAGAAACAGAACCTTTTATTAAGTGTACCCATTTTAGTGATTTATCCGAGATAAAAGAGAGTTATTCCTGGAAAAACGATTGTAATTCCACGGAAAAATCCCTAAAGAAAAGTAAAGTAAAGAATATAGATAATATATTAGGATTCAGCCAGGAACTTGAACAGGCATTTCAGATGTATATTCTTGTCCGTTCTAATAATTATGGAGACATGATACCGGAACAGATCCAGGCACTTCGAGAGGATTTGATCCAATTGAGTGATTCAGAAGTTGAACGCATTGCTATTGTTAAGAAGGCAACAGCAGGAGGATGGAAATCATTTTATAAGACACCAGGCAAGGAGAAGCAGAGCAGAACCAAGAAGGCAGCAGTTAAGGACAATAACAATTTTAAGAGAAGACAGTATGATATGGATGATCTTGAAAACCGACTGTTGGGAAGGTAGAGAAGAATGGGTGAAAGTAAAATAAGAAAATGTATTATCTGCGGACAGCTCATCACGGCATCAAGAAGATATGCATACTGCAGTGATGAGTGTGCAGGTTATGCTAGCAAAGAGCGTGCTAGAGCAAAAATGCGTGAAATACAAGAGGAACATAGAAAATTTATTACAGAGACCAGGCAAAAGAAAAATATGAAGAAGCCGGGAAGAAAGTCAAAGCAGTACAGAAATGAGCTCATAAGAATAGCAGCGGAAGCAAGAGAGCATGGTATGAGCTACGGTCAGTATGTAGGGATGCTCTACTGCGAGGAAATGAAGAGAAAGGATGGATACAAGAAATGAGCGAGAAAACAAAGAGAGTGCAATTAGACTACGATGCAATTTGTGATGAATTGCAGATCCAGGGAAAATCCAAAACATGGTTATCGGCAGAAATCGGAAGAAGCAGGTCATATTTTTCCAATCTTCCAGGAACTAGACTTGGAGCAACAGTACCGAAGAACATGGAAGCACTGATCAGCAGGACATTGGGTTACGCTCCCGGAACATTTGTAATCCAAGAAGAGGTGAATGAAGCGGTGGAAGAAGATCAGGTGCAAGTAGAGTTTATCGAAACACTGTACGGAAATCAGAAAGAGATCCTGAAAGTACTTGGAGAACTTAGTGGAAAGGTGGACATGCTTATGAGCAGTATGAAGAATGTCCAGACTGAAACGATTGCGAGGAAACAATTCGCCGAACTCTCTGACAGTGTTGAGTTTATCAGGGGCAAGAGCAACACAAGCGTGATCAAGTTGGAAAAGCTGAAAGAATTATTAATTGAGATGGACAACGGAAGACTTGATGATAGAGATTCAATTATCGAAGAGGTCTCCAAGTTGATGGACAGCAAGACGGTGATCACAAAGGATTCGGCAAGAGGAAAGGCTTATGAGCTATTGGAAGAACTGATCACGGACAGAAACGGTGTAGAGCAGACAAATGTGTTTTCTGAAGCTGACAAGAGAAATATCTCGAGAAAAGATATCTTGAGAGCAAATGGACATTAGGGTAACTACAAGAGGGATTGGAGCGAACAGCAAGAAGTATTGGTGCAAAGGATAAAACATGAACAGACAAGAACAAGAGGATAAAGCGCAGCTTGAGTACCTGAGAAAGTGGAAAGAGAAGAAACAGAAGAGAAAGAATGACAGAAGACAAATAATAAAATTGTGCGAAAAAAAAGCGCGTAAGAATGGGTGTCCAGAATGTTGTGAACAGTGTGATCTGAATACCAGAGGCGGATATAGATATGAGACAAGAAATCTGATTAGAGAACAGGGCAAGCAGATATTGCATGAGGATGTAGCAGAGTATATCGCAAGAAAATTAGGAATTAAGAGTGGAGGCGATACCGTTGGAGATGACAAAAGAAAGACTGGAAGCATACAGAAGTAACAAGACAGAAATATTGTCATTGAAATATATTTTAGATAATCGATGGCAATCCGAAACAATGATAGGGAATGATGTGATTTTAGATTATAGCAAAGGATATCCAATTCCACAGAGTATTGTTGGCTTTGATCAAGAAAAGTATGAGAGACTTCAGGAACGTGATCTGAAGAGGAAAGAGCGTCTTGAGAAGGAATGTGAAGAGGTAGAGCAATTTGTTGAAGGAATCAAAGATGCGCAGCTACACAACATCTTCAGGATGTATTATATTGATGGTGTCAATGCAGTGAATCAGACAGAGGTAGCGAAGATGATTCATCTTGAGAGAAGTACGATAAGTAAGAAAATCGACAGATATCTTCAACTTTCACACAAATCACACGAATCACATATATAATAATACTTGAGCCAAAGGCTGAATTCCTGCGGCTCGTCCTTTCTTTATATGAAACCCAAGAAGCACCTGCGCAGGAATGTGCGGGTGTTTTTCTATGTTGAAATAAAATTTACTCTATAAAATAAAGCATGAGGTTGGAAAGGCATCAGAATAATGTTATAATCTTCTCATATACTTATGAGGAGGACGAGTAAGGTGAAAAAATATATGAATGATGTAATTAGCTTTTGGAAAAAACATTGGGGCAGCTTAGTGGCATTTATAATTTTGGAAAGCATAATAGCATTATTTATTGCTAGTTTCGTGCTAGATAAATGTATAACATTGTCAGTAATGAATGAATGGGTGAGCTTGATTGTTGGTATGGTTGCCATGATAATGGGTGTTATTTCATTGTTTTTAAGTTTCTATAACGTTGAACAATCCAATGATGTACAACGTGAGACTGTTGAAATTATGACAAAAGTTAAAGAAGAAATTCAATTGAAATTGAATGAATTACAATTGGATATGAATAAACAGTTTTCAGATATTAAGCATTACAACTATAGCGGTAAGAGCAAAGAACTCGAAAGCGTAGAGAATAGATTAGATGCTAGAAAGTGGGAAAAAATAGATGAATGAATATTTGAATAAATTAAACGTGGGAATGTTTATATGTGATAAATGTGGTGAAGAGGAAGGGTTAATTACAGATATAAGAGGAATCAAAGATACTCTATATTTGAACGAAAACAATAAATCTAGTTTTTTATTGCTATGTGACTTTAATTTTATTGAATATGAGATACCGAAAGAAGGAGGGATGATTTCCTTTAGATTTTTTGTAAGAACACTAGGTGGATCCCCATCGTATGAGATGCCATTATTAGTTAGTGAAATGGGGCTAAAGAAAGACAATGAAGGAGTAATGACTCATCGATTCCCAGTTTCAATAAATATTAAAGATTTTGAATTTCCTAGAACTGGAACGTATGCAATAGAAATATATAAAGTTTTAGGAAAAGTGGATACTGTAAAAGAAGAGAAAAATCATGATCTGTATAGAAAAACAGAGAATTTTGTCAGTGCAATATCGATAGATGTAAAGAAAGAATAAATATAAGTTTAGTTACAAAATAATAGGCATCCGGTCAGATGACGGGGTGCTTTTCTTATCCCCAAAACCCGGACCATTAGTTCAGTGGTAGAACATTTGCCTCATAAGCGAAATGTCGTGGGTTCGATTCCTACATGGTCCATGAAATAAACAAGAATTGAAGGTGGTGAAGTGGCGAATGAACAAAATTTAGTTCCATTTACAACAAATCAAAGCCGTGAGGAAGCCGTGAAAAACGGACGTAAGGGCGGGAAAGCAAGTGGAAAGGCAAGACGTAGGAAGGCAGACTTCCGGAAGACGTTGAACCTACTGCTTACTGCGGAAATAGATAATGAAGAATGGAAGCCGGTTTTAGAGTCGCTTGGTGTTGAGTGTACTCTGGAATCGGCTTTGCTTATGGCTCAGATCAAGGAGGCAATGCGGGGAAATACAAAGGCTGCATATTTTGTTGCCCAGTATGCTGGACAGAATGCACAGACTGCTGCGGATGATAAAGAACAGCAACGCAGGACAGAACGGATGGAGGCGGATACAGAAAAGATCCGCAGAAGCTCTGGAAATGCTGAGAATGAGGATGAAGGAGTAGAGATTATAAATGATGCGCCAGAAGAAACAAGTCAGGATATCGGATATAGTGATTCCGAAGTACCTGCCGATATTCAATAACCGAAGTATCAAGCATATCATCCTGACATCTGGTCGTGCCGGGACGAAATCCAGTTATGCAGCTATCAGGTCAGATTATCAACTTGTATCAGATGCCAATGGCTCTGTGGTTGTGCTGCGTAAGCATCATAACAAGCTGCGGAAAACAGTTTACAAGGAGATGCTCCGAGGAATCAACCGTTTGGAGATTCCGAAAAGTAAGTTCCGGATTACAAAGTCTCCAATGGAGATCACTTATAAGAAGTATGGAACAACGATGTATTTTGCCGGATCAGATGGCATTGATGATACGAAAGGTATTATTGATGAGGATAAGCCAATCAAGTTAGTTGTGTTGGATGAGTTGACAGAGTTCTTTGATGATGGTGAGGGAGAGGATGAGTTAAGTAATATCGAAGCTACTTTTGTTCGTGGGAATAAAGGTGGTTTCCAAATGATTTATCTGTATAACCCACCGAAGAATCCGAATGCACCGATTAACCAGTGGTGCAAGAAGATGGAGAAACGTTCCGACTGTGTTCATATCCATACAGATTACAGAGATGTACCTGCTGCCTGGCTGGGACCTGATTTGATTGCTTCGGCCAAGGCAATGGAGGTTGCTGATCCGAAAATGTACAGATGGGTATGGCTTGGAGAATCAGTTGGTGTTGATGAACTGATTTATTATATGTTTGGAGAAAGGCACAGACAGAAAACGGATCCGGATAGAAGATATGACAGAATCTACATTGGCGGTGATTATGGTCAGCAGAATGCAACAACATTTCAGGCATTTGGTCTTGATACTTACAGAAAGAAGTTTCCAGGACTTGGAGAGTATTATCACAGTGGTCGAGAGACTGGAAAACAGAAAAGTCCGTCAGAATATGCGCAGGATCTGGTTGAGTTCATGAATGAGCTGCATGAACAGTATGAGAACCGGATTTTTTATATTTTTCTGGACCCATCTGCCAAAGGTCTGGCGGAAGAGGTGAAGAGAGCTACCAGGAACGGATTGGATTATCAGGTATTTCTGCGGGATGCGGAAAATGATGTGGCTCTGGGAATCAGCCGGGTACAGAAGGTACTGGTATTTGATATCTTGTCGATTTCTCCGAAGCAGGAATATGCGGTGCAGGAGTTTGGAACATACGAGTATGATAAAAAATCCATCGAAAAGGGAAAAGAAGTGCCAGTGAAAGAAAGCGATCACTGCATGGACGCAATCCGTTATGTGGTTATGGGAGTCTGGAGCAAGATCAAACATTGGCTGCCCTTAGATACAGTCGGAGATGACGTGAGTGTAGGCGATATCAGCAGCACGGAGGTGAGAGAAGAGGATGAATATCTTTAATTATTTCAGAAAGAAGGGAATCGATACGGTAGATGCTTCATTCTATCGTAAGATTGATGAGTGGATCAGCTGGTACAATTCCAATGTCCGGCAGTTTACATTTTACAAGGTATATACCGGACGCGGTACAAGTAAACGATGCCGTAGAAAGAGCATGGGAATGGCAAAGAAGCTGTCTGAAGACATTGCAGATCTGCTTCTGAACGAGAGAGTTATGATTACACTGGAAGACGAAGCAACACAGGAATTTGTGCAGAAGGTTCTAGATAATAATCATTTTCTGGTTATGGGAAATGATTACCAGGAACGGAAGGCGTATTCTGGAACAGTGGCGTATATTCCTTATCTGTATAATGCGGTTGTACAGGAAGACGGAACGATATCGGCAGGGGAGATTGGGATCAACTATGTGGATGCCAAGAACATTTATCCGGTCAGTTGGAATAATGGAGAGGTTACGGAGTGTATTTTTACGTTCGTGCATACAGTCCGCCAGAAGAAATACGTGCAGATCCAGTTCCATCGGATTGAAGAAAAGGGAATGTATGTGATTGAGAACAGCGTTCTGGAATGCACAAAAGGCAGTACGGAATGGCGAGAGCTGACAGAACAGGAATGGAAACAGCTGAAACCATTTACAAATCTAGCAGCTAGAACCGAGACCGGATCCACAGAACCACAGTTTGTTATTGACAGACTGAATATCACAAACAATGCAGCTGAGTGCAATCCAATGGGAATTGCGATTTTTGCAAATGCAATCGATACTCTGAAAAAGCTGGACATGGAATTTGATTCTTACTGCAACGAGTTTGATCTTGGAAGAAAAAGAATCTTTGTTGTTCCGGAAATGCTGACGAACGAAGATGGATCTCCAACCTTTGATCCAGATGACAGCGTGTTCTATTCGCTTCCGGAAGATTACGATAAGAACCAGACTGGTCTGATCAAAGAAGTGGACATGAGTCTTCGGGTAGAGCAGCACAGCAAGGCAATCAAGGATGATCTGAATTATCTGTCTCTGAAATGTGGATTCGGTACAGAAAGATATCGGTTTGATGGGGCAGGAGCAAAGACTGCGACAGAGATCATTTCTGAGAACTCAGATATGTACCGGATGCTGAAAAAGCATGAGACGATTCTGGAAGATGTCCTGGAGCGGCTGATCAGAATCATTATCCGACTCGGGATTGTGACAGGGAACGCACTGGATATAAATACAGATATTGTGATTGCTTTTGACGATTCTATTATCGAGGATAAAGGCGCAGAGCGGCAGCAGGACCGTCAGGATGTCAGCATGGGAGTGATGCGGCATGAAGAATACCGTGCAAAATGGTACGGGGAGACCGTGGAGCAAGCAAGGCAAAATCTACCAGAGCAGAATCAGGTGATGGAATAATATGCGAGATGATTACAAGAATCAGATGGCCAGTAAGATTGCTGGAAGATATCAAGATTTAGAACTTCGGATTATGAAGGATATTGTCTGGCGAATCAAGAAAACCGGAAAGATTACAAGCACAGCAGACTGGCAGATTAACAGATTGCTTATTTTGGGTTATTCTTCAGAAGACATTGAAAAGGAAATTAAGAAAACGCTCGATGCTTCTTATCCAGAAATGTTTGAGTTGTATGATAAGGTAATTGATTGGGAATATGTCAGGAATAAGGACATATATGAACAAATCAACGTAGAGCACATACCATTTGACCAGAACGAGCAACTTAAGCAGATTACAGATGCAATTATTGATCAAAGTTTTGCAGATTTGGAAAATATAACAAATTCGCTTGGTTTTTACTTAGATTATGGAGATGGTAAAAAGGTTATAACACCGCTGGCGCAGGTTTATACAAATTATCTTGATTCAGCATGTTTCGATATTGTAACCGGAGCATTCGATTACAACAGTGTGTTGCGTAGAGTTGTGACTCAGCTCACCAATAGTGGACTTCGACAGATCGATTACTCCTCTGGAAGAGCCAATCGGGTTGATGTAGCTGCAAGGAGAGCTGTCATGACCGGCGTTGCAAAGCTTACGAATAAGATAACCGAATATCATATGGAACAGCTTGGTTGTGAATATGTAGAAGTAAGCTGGCATGCAGGGGCAAGACCTTCACATTCTGTATGGCAGGGAAAAGTTTACAAATGGAATAAATAGTACTTGACTTTTCGTGGCTCAATAATTACAATTTAATTGTGGCACAAAAAAGCGAGGTGAATGATATGAGTCCACGAACAGGAAGACCTAAGATAGATAAACCAAAGACAATAGAGGTTAAAGCGAGAATTGATGAAGAAACAAATGAAAAATTGATGAAATATTGTAAAGAAAATCAGTTAAACAGAACCGATGTTGTGAGAATGGGGATTGAAAAGGTTCTTGAACACAAATAGAACGTTGCCACGCTACCAACGAAAACAACGTTCTATCAAACCGAAGGAATCCCTTCATGAAATATTTTAACATGTCTTGGGATTCCTTGCAATGAGAAAGCGAGGAGAAAACAAATGCAGTTACCAGAAACAGTAGAAGTAAAAGGAATGAAAGTTCTTACGACTCGGCAAATAGCTGAAGCGTATGGAGTGTCTAAGGACAAGATAATTTACAATTTTAACTATAATAAAGACAGATATGTTCTTGGAAAACACTATATTGAGGTGTTTGGGGAAGAATTAAGGAGATTGAAAAGGACATGTGAAATTCAAAGCTCCTTCAAATACGCCAAGACATTGTATCTTTGGACAGAGAAAGGTGCATTGCTCCATGCCAAATCTTTGAACACGGATAAGGCGTGGGAAGTATATGATTATCTGGTGGATTTTTACTTCCGAGCAAAGGAAGAACCGAAAGAAACAAAGCCTGTTCCTGTTGATACAGTACCAGTCGTAAGTAGGCAGAAAGATAAGAAGCTTCCACAGATTGACAATCCAATCGGGGTACTTAAGCTGTTGCTTCAGGTAGCAGAAGATAATGGCATTGGAGTGAGTTCCTACCCGTTCAAGACGTTTGAGAGCGTATTGAAAAACGGAAACATCGGTATCAGAACTGGCGTGACGGTCGAAAAGGCATGTTATGAACTGGCGTGGGAGCTGTCTCATGCGTTTATCCACTATCGGAATGGGGATTTGATTAAGAGTCCGCTGGCAAAGGATTACAATGATCAGGCAACACGGTCAGCTGAGTTGATCCTGAAAGTTCTGAATGTAAAAATGAGTCAATTGTAAAAAAACAGTTATTTAAAGAGAGTCTTATTTAAGGCTCTCTTTTGTTGTGGAGGGGGTGATGCGAGCATGGCAGATTATCCAGACTTTGTCAGTAGTACAGGTTATGGGACCGGTGAAGGATTAGGAGGTTGGAACTGCTACCATTGACACGAGTATTATCCGTTCTTTCCTGGCATTTCACAGCGCAACTGGACAGATGAATGGCTGGATGCGAAGAACGAGGAAGAGGCAGAACCTAAGACGTTTGACGGCAGAGAGTATACCCTGTATGAAGCAAAACAAAGGCAACGCCAAATGGAGACAGCCATGAGGGCACAGCGTGAAAAAGTCAAATTATTGCAGGATGGTGGTGCTGATCAGGACGAAGTCATTCTGCACAAAGCGAAATATCAAGGGCAGCTTAACGAGTATTCCCGGTTCTGCAGGAAGATGGGTCTCACGGAAGAGCTTGAGCGTATTTATCTGGACATGAAAGGGAGAGCTGCGCCAGATGCAAGAAAAATGTCGTTAAATGATACGAGTGACAAGTGGAAGCGTGCAGCGAGATCAGAGCTTAAGAAAGATGAAGAATCATTGTCATGGCGAGAAAAAGAAACGGCAGTTATATATGATTCAAATGGAAAATATCTGTTCACAAAACGGGGGGATGAAAGAAGTGTAAGTTTTACAAAGTCAGAAATCAAAAAAATGAAGAATTGTATTGTTTCACATAATCACCCGTCTGGAGCATCGTTTTCTCTGGCGGATTGGACAGTCTTTAAAAGAGCTAAGTTGCAAGAACTTAGAGCCATAGGGGAAGACAAGGTTTATTATATTCGAGTCGGTGAAAAAGCTGAACAATTATGGAATATGCCTGATGATGACTTTATTGAGCTGTATGAGGATATACGAAAGAAAATACGAAAAGAGTATCATAATCTGTACAAGAGTGGTAAAATAAATAAAAAAGAACGATTGCTACTGAGTTCCGATGAGTACAATAGGATTATCGCTGAGAAAGTAGGAGTAAAGTATGGAAAAGAATATTTCTAGGTCTGAAAAGAAAGTTAATATTTCTGAGATGCCACCAGGCAAAAGTTTTGATGATTATACAGATGATACAATTTTTGTTTTAGACGATTCAGATGATGACAATTGGGAAGAAGAGGAAAATATAGATTAGCTACCACCAGTCAATATGGCCGGTGGTATTTTTGTACTCGTTTTCAGGAGGTGATCCAGTGATTGAAATAAGAATAGCTTCAAATAGTATCCACATGACGGGACATGCCTGCCGGAAAGGTGCAGACGGCATTGACAGGGTGTGTGCCGGAGTATCTGCACTTACCTGTAATCTGATCAATTCGCTCAGAGACCTGACGGGAGACCGGATCAGAGCCGATACTGGAAGTGGAATGACAATAATTGAATGGGAAAAACTATCAGATGGTGGAAAACTTCTGATGGATTCTTGGTTCCTTGGGGTTACAGATATTAACAGGGAATACAACTGTATAACATTTATGTAGAAAACATCCTTCGGGGTGTTTTTATTATGTCCAAAACGTGAAGACGGAAAAAGCTCAGAGCCTGTCGAGGCAAAACGGAGGTATGAAATGTATAAAAAAAGAATGATGTTACAGCTCTTTGAAGACGGCGCAGGAGCTGGCTCTGGTACACAGGGGGGAAATGCCGGGAATGGAGATGGTGGAAACGGATCCACTGGTGGCGCATCCGGAGCACATGAAACCGGAACATATACCTATGAACAATTGGAAGAGATTGCAAGTTCGCGAGCGAAAAAGTCGGAAAGAGCAGCTCTTGCAAATTTCTTCAGAGGTCAGGGAATGACAGAAGACGAGGTAACTCAGGCAATCAGCCAGTTCAAAACAGAGAGAGCTAAAAACCAGCCGAACGTAGCACAGTTACAACAGCAGTTAGCAGAATCTCAGAACAAGGTCCGGCAGATGGAAAATGAAAAATTCTTGTCCGGCAAAGGAGTAAAGGCGGACGATCTGGACTATGTAACTTTTAAAATCTCCAAAATGGTAGATGATAAAACAACATTTGAAAAGGCAGCAGAGAAGTTTTTGAAAGAGAATCCAAGATATACAGGCGGTGGCTCTTATCGCATCGCAGATTCTTCAGTAGGAAATGCATCCGATGGTTCCGGTGGGAACATGAACGCTTCCATCAATGACCGGATCAGAGCTGCCGCACGAAGATAACGGAGGTAGAGTAAATGCAGAATAGAAGAATGAATTTAAGATTGTTTGACACAGATGCAAATATCATTGATCGTACCGGAGCAGAGGCTCTGATTCCAATTCAGGAATCCAATGAGATCATCCAGGGAACAATCGCACAGTCAGCTGTACTGTCAAGGGGCCGTAAGCTGGCAAACATGACAAGCAAGCAGTATAAAATGCCGGTACTGGATATGCTGCCGATTGCTTATTTTGTAAATGGTGATAACGGACAGAAGAAAACTACGAAACAGGCATGGGATAAGAAATTTATCACTGCCGAAGAGATTGCAGTTATTGTTCCGATTCCGGAAGCAGTCCTGGATGATTCCGAGTACGACATCTGGGGAGAGGTAAAGCCAAGAGTAACAGAGGCGTTTGGAAAGGTTATCGACAGTGCGGTATTATTTGGTGAAAATAAACCGTCTACATGGAGAGATGATGTGGTTGCAACCGCAACAAAGGCAAATGCTGTTATCACATTAGGAACGGCTGACAGTCTGTATGACAAGATCATGGCAGAAGACGGGGTGATTGCACACGTTGAAGACTGTGGATACTTTGTGAACGGCCATATGGCAGATATTTCCATGAGAGCTAAACTCAGAGGTCTGAAGAATGCAAACGGAGATCCGTTGTTCAAGCAGGATCTGCAGGGTTCTACCCAGTATGCACTGGACGGATCACCGATGAATTTCCCGAACAATGGTGCATTTGATAAGTCAAAGGCGCTTATGATTTCCGGAGATTTCTCACAGCTGGTATATTCCATCAGACAGGATATTACTTTCAAGCTGTTTACGGAAGGTGTTGTTCAGAATACAGATGGCACAATCGCATACAACCTGATGCAGAACGATATGGTTGCGCTTCGTGCAGTGATGCGTCTTGGATGGGAAATCCCGAACCCGATCAATTCACTGAAGACAGACAAGACCAAGAGATGTCCGTTTGCAGTTCTGAAATCCGGTGAGTAAGGGAAGGTGATGATCCATGCAGGTCACGTATGGATATTATGCAGACGAATATGGAGGAAGAACCATTCCGGAACAGGACTTTCGAAAAGCCGAAAGGCAGG